TTACTAAGAACACTTTATTTGTAACTAAACAAACACCCAATGAAACTACAACTGAATGTGCACCTATAGCTGCTGGCACAAATGCAGGAAGTAATGCACCTAATGGTGGTGTAATAGCAACTAACTTTGTACCAGGAGATGTACCAGCAAGTCCAGCTACTTCAGCTAATAGTAATTTTCAATATGCAATATATACTGATACAGAAACAGATACTACTAATATTGTTTTTAATACTAACATTGTAGAGAATGATGTTGTAAGATGTTTTGTTGTATCAAGAAATCCAATAGCTACTAGATGTGGTGTTATAAGATCTTTCGGTAACTTTTTAGTTGCAGGTAATTTAAAAGAAAGTACAACAGCTGGTGTTATACGTAGCTTACCAGGAGTTGTAAGAACTTCAGATGTAGCAGTACCAGGTTCAGTACCACAGAACTGGAATCCATTTGCAGCAGGAACAAATACTGCAGATGAGTTTACATTATCAGATACTGCAACTGTACAAGACTTAGTACAGCTTCAAGGTAATATGTATATCTATACAAATACATCTATTCATAATTTAAGATTAACTAATAGTACTGTAACACCTGTTGCATTTTCACCGGTTACTTCACAGTATGGCGCACAAACAACTGATGGTGTTGTAGAGTTTAATGGTAAACATTTAGTTGTAGGTAGTAATGATATATATTTATTTTCAGGAAATCCTGGTAATATAACTTCAATAGCTGATGCAAAAGTTAGAGATTATTTTTATAAACATTTAAACAATGCTAAAGCTAATAAATTATTTATATTGCGTAATCAAAAAGAAGATGAGATATGGATTAACTATCCTAAAATTACATACAATGATAATGGCACTATTAATAATAGTAGTACAGTTTGTAATGAAGCATTAATATATAATTTTAGATTAAATAATTGGACAGTAAGAGATTTAAATGGAATTGTATCCGGTGTTATAGCGCCAGTTAAAGGAGCCACAAATGCTGATAGACCTTGGAGTGCGACTACAGTTAGCTTTGATAAATTATTTCCAGTGTTTGCACAAGTATGTACATCAGGAACCAGTAATTCTGGCTCTTCTATCTTAGCAGCTGATATAGGTTATACACATAGAGTACTAGATAATAGTGATGATCCTTATACTTCTTACTTAGAACGCAATACATTATCAATAACACCTGAATTTTATACTGAATCATTTCAATCAATAGCTTTATTAACTCAAGGTACTGGTACATTAAATGTTAAAACAGTTTCAAGTAATAGCCCAGGAGCTACAGTAGACTTTGCTAGCCCTAATGTTACAGGTACTTTTAATGTAGCTACTTCATATAAATCAGATGCTAGATTAAATGGTAGATTTGTAAGTTATAGAATAGATGATGGTACAGCTACATCAACATCGTGGAATTTATCTGGTATTCAAATTGAAGTACAAGATGGAGGAACAAGATGACGATTACAGAACCTTCACAATATAGTGATAAAGATCCTTCACAATCTGCATGGGAAAAACAAGTTACTGAAGCTACTAATAGAATACAACATCAAATAGATAATATAAATGAATCAGTAAATACTTCCGAATCTTTAGTTGCAATATATTCTAAAACACAAGATGGTGCAGTACAACAGTTTACACCATTTGCAGACGGTGATGGATTTGTTGCATACGTTGCATACACAGATTCATTACCTACTTTACCTGTTACCGGTGCAACATTCTCAGCATACTCAGATGAAGAAATAGATGTTATAATAAAACAATACAGAGAAGTAGCAGCAAGACCTACTAATCCAGGTACAACATCTTATCAAGTATCAGGTGCTGTATGGACTTCAAGTAGTAACTGGACTAAAACAAAACTAAATAGAGCTGGTGTTAATGTATGGTTTTGTGAAGCTAAAATAAAAGGGCAAGCTGGTCAAACAGTTACAGCTAAGTGGAGTAACCCTAAATTATTATATGGTGGTGCAGTAGCTAACGGTATACTATATTATAATGCAGCATCCACAGGAGCACCATCAGCGCCAACAGCAACTGGTTATGATTATGATTCAGGTGTATTTACAGGATTAACTTCTGGCTGGCAATATGTTCCTATCACTTCTGCTATGGGTGGTGGTACAACTATATCACATAAGCATTGGCAAGTTACATTTCATGTTGAAACTAGTGAAGTTACTAATGGTCAGATAATAACTTTTGGAACTGTAGAAGGATTTATACCTATTGGTTCTAACTTACAATCAGATACTTATAGTGCAGGTAGTGCTGGTTGGAAAATAGAAAGAGCAACAGGTAATGCAGAGTTTAATAATGTAACTGCTAGAGGTGTGTTAGATGCTAGTAGTATTACAACAGGAACTCTTGATTGTAGCGGTATAACTGTATCAAATTTAAATGCAGGTAGTATAACTGCAGGAAATTTAAATGCTGATATACTTAGTGGTGGTACTATTAATGGTGTTGCTTTAAATATATCTGGTTTAACATCATTAACAGGAACTATTAATGCACCTAACCTTAATGTAGGAGTTATCTTACAAGTTCATGCAGGTAATGTAGGCTTTGGAAATGCATTTAGTTTTACTACTACAAATGAATCTACTTTTAATACTGATCTTATTTTATTATCTACAGCTACAGCTAACCAATATGGTAATACTGCAACTGTTGGTAATATTACTGTTCGAGTAATAATAGGTGGTGCAGTTACTAGTTTAGTAGGAGTAGCTGTTGGAGGAGCATCTGGAACAGGAAGTAGAGCTTTGATAGATGCAAGAAAAATACAAGTTGGAAAAAATGTTTCAGTAGTTGTTAATGGTGCTGGAAGTGTAGATCCAAATAATCCAGCTAGTGTGATTGGAAGTTGTATTGCTTTAGAGGTGAGGAGAGTATAATGTTTATTACTTTAGAGAATAACGTAGTAGTTGGATGGGGTACAGCAAAACCTGATGAAGGATTAACGTATGTTGAATCTGATGAAAAGTTTGATATGTATTGGGAATACGATCCTTCTACTAAAAAGTTTAATAAACCTGATCGTTTTAAATTTAATGATATAAGATTTGAAAGAAATCGGTTATTACAAGCTTCAGACTATACACAATTATCTGATAGCACATATCCAAGTACACAAGATGCATGGAAAACTTATAGACAACAACTTAGAGATATAACTAAAGGAGTTACAGATCCTGATATGATTGTATTTCCTGAGGAGCCAAAGTAATTGAAGATAAGATTAATAGAGGACAATGATACATTAGACGCTATACGTTTAATGAAAGAATACGTTACAATCAATGGTGAGTTTCATGGCTTTGAATATAACGAAGCTGTATGGATGAGATACTTTTTAGATATAGTTGAACATCAAAAAACAAATCCACATTATTTAGCAATAGGTTGTTATAATGAACATAACATACAAGGATTTTTAACAGCACATGCGTATGTTAATTATTATAATAATAAATATATAATGGATGTTAAAGATTGTATTGTAAATTTAGAAAATAAAAATAATGCTTATGTAGTATATAAATTATTTGATGCTATGGTAGAGCATACTAAAAAGCATGGTGGTAAACACTGGAGAGCAGACTCAGTGAGAGGGGAAAGTGATTCATTGAGATATGGAAAACTATTAGCAAAAAGATACAATGCTAAATTAAGTACTTCGATAAGAGGTATCATAGGAGAATAAATTATGGGTGGAGGAAGAAGCGCGCCACAACAAACAGTTACTCAATCAGGTATTGATCCAGAGTTCAAGCCTTATTTAGAAACAGTTTTAAAAGATGTTACATCTCAGTATGAAGGTGACATGGCTAAAATTAGAGATGGTGATACAAGTAGTATTGTAGCAGCAATGGATCCTAGTCAAACAGCTGCACTTGATGCACAAAAAGCTTTATCTAATCAAGCTATTACTGGAACTGGTGCATTTGATTATACGAATGCTATGAATAGAGCTACACGAGATGTAGTAGGTTCAGCAGCTGGGCAAGCAGCACTTGGTGGTTATGGTGGATCAGCGAGAGCACAGAGAATGATGGCTAGTGCAGTCGGTGATAAGTCAATGCAATTTCAACAACAAAGACAACAAGATATAGCGTCAGGCGCTAAAGGACTTGGTCAAGTAGGTAGTGCACAACAAGCATTTAAACAAGCTCAAATAGATGCACCTGCTACAGCAGCTTCAAGATACTTTGGTTACTTAGGTGCTGCACCTCAACAGCAAACACAAACGACTACTGGTGGCGGAGGTAAATAATGGTTATACAATTAGCTAAACCGTATGACGAGGAAGAAGCAAAAAGAATGATGGCACGTGCACAGTATACACCAAGACCTGCTCCTGTGGCTCCACCAGAAAAAGGTATGGTACAAACAGTAGCTGAAACTGTAGGTGCTAACGCAATGGGTAAAGTTGGAGATGCTGCTGCAGGAAAGTTAGGTAAGATGGCATTAGGTAAAGGTACAGAATTAATGGCAGGTTTAAATACTGCTGGTGCACCACTAGGAGCTATGCTTCCAGGAGGAGCTACAGCAGGAGCAGCAGGTGCTGGACTTATGCCAATGATGGCTGCGGCTGCACCATGGTTAGCTGGCGCTGCTGTATTAGGTAAAGTGTTTAAGCTATTTAATAGTGGTGGTCCAGTACCTAGAGGACCTTTATATGCTGGTGAAGGTTCATATACTTATCCTAGCGTAAATTGGGTTCCATGGTATGGTGGTACATTAGGCGAATTAGAAGATGAAGCAAAAGAAAATAGACTTTACGATCATGATAGAACCCCTAGTGAATGGGAAATAAGAGGCTATGATAAAATGTTTCCAAAATTTAAAGGACTTAATCGAGGCGGCTTAGTAGACGGACCACTTTCAAATAATAAAGCTTAGGAGTTTAATATGAAATATAAAGCCACTCAAAAAGACCGCTATGGTAATATGAAATCTCTAGAAATTACAATGGATAATCAGCTACAAGTTCCTCCTATGACTTCAGCTGTACCAGAGTATGATCATCCTGGAGAACCTAGAGGAACTGATACTGTACCAGCTTGGCTTACTCCTGGCGAATTTGTTGTTAATAAAGAAGCAACAGATATGTATGGACCATTAATTAAAGAGATGAACGATCAAGGTAGAGAAGTTCAGGATATGAAAAAAGATCCTATGTATGCTAAAAAAGGTTCATCAGTTGAAGATAGAAAAATTAAAATTTATAAACATCTTGCTAATGAGTATGGGTTACCTGATAATCAAGTAGCTGCAATTATGGGACAAATAGCTCATGAATCTGCAGGTTCATTTGATCCTTTTAAATTAGAAGATAAAGTGCCTGAGTATAAACGAGGTGAAGGTTTATTTCAAAATACTCCTGGCGCTACTAGAATGCTAAAGCCTTATCATGAGTATCTTATTAAAGAAGGTATTATTCCAAAAGAAAGTATATTAATTGGAGGCTCAGATTTATTAAAAGATAAAATGACAGAAGATCAGGCAATAAAATCTCAGTTAGATTTCTTTATGAAAAGCTTTATGGATTTTGGAGAGACTACATTTGATAAAGATGGTAATCCTATAACAAGTGTATTAGATACAACAAATCCTGTAACAGCGCATGGTTGGAAGAAAGCAAATTTAATGAGAGATACTTTTGCAGATACAGATTTGCGTACATTAGCAGTTAAGACAGATTCAAATCCTTCATTAACAGGCAGACTTACTTCTTTTATAAATGTGCCTAATGATGCACTTGATGCAAGAAATACTGCTACCGAAAAAATGTTAAAAGAAATTAATTCAGGAAAGTATAGTGATTATAAATATCAAGAAGACTTAGGAAATATGCCAACTATGATTGGTACATTACCTCAAGATCCTTCTGAAATACCAGGAGGTTTGATTGTTAAAGATATTCCCAGACCTGACTCTGACAGTAAGTCTATTGGGCGTACAGTTATGGATGCAGCTCAAAAAGGTATTGCAGATACTATTGATACAATAAAATCTATTCCAAGTAATTTTACAAAGGGAGCTGAAGAAACTAAAGCAAGATTTAATAAAAGAAAAGAATTGTTTAAAAAACCAAATGATAAAGCAACAGCTGAATCAGCGTTTATGTTAGAACCTGGTGGTTTAATTCCAGGTATTGATTTTCCATCAGAGCCTAGGGATAACGAAGAAAACTTTATTAAAAGAATGTTAGGTTATGATGATAGAACAAGTAGTCCAACACCTGTTACTGATCCAGGATTTCAAGATTATGGTGAAATGATACCTAGATTTCCAATTGATTATGATCCTCAGGGACTAGGTGGTATGCCTGAAATGGAAAAAATAGATCCTACCTTTCAAAATATATTAAGGCAGACTGTGCCAGCTCCTGTGCCTTCTTACGATCCTCAAGGATTAGGTGGAGACGAATTTATTCCAGAGGTAACACCAAATAATATGCTAATGAATCCTAATGCAATGGATGACTTAGGTCGAAATAATGACATGACATCTATAATGGGTGGTGATAAGAGTCTTGCAGATGCATTTGCACCTACACAAATTCCTGAACCATTTGGAATGGACGATCCTAATCTTATGAAAGCTATGGAAGAATCATTTACTAATGAGCAAGCTTATGATGGAACACCACCAGAAGGTATAGGTATGGGAGTGCCTGAACCTACATATACAAGTATGTATGATAAGATGGTTGAAGATGAATTAACTGGTTCACCTGAATATGAGATACCTGAAGTTATGAGTATGGATCCTCAAGGAATAGGTGGAGACGAATTTATTCCAGCAGCAATAAACAAAAGCGCTAAGCCTGATATGTCTGATATAAATATACTAGATAACTTAACTTTAGAGCAATCACCTGGCGCTATTAATTCTCAAATAGAAATGTTAGAAAATAATTTAGCTACTAAACTTAATGATCTTAAAACAATTATGGCAAACGAACCAGGAGATACAGAAGTTACTAATCTTTATAGAGAAGAAATAAAACGTTTAGAAAATGAGATAGGAGATAAAAAGAAAACACAAGCTCTTATTGATTATAAGAAAAAATATTCACAAGAATTTGATGAACGTAAAGCAAAAGAAAAAGAACAAGCTAAAGTTACAAGTCTTCAAGAAACTATTACTTCTAGCGACACAACTCAAACAGAAAAAAATGATGCTGCTAAACAATTAAAACAAATGAATATTAAAACACCAGAAGAAATAGCAGCAGAAAAAGAAAAAACAAAGCTAGCAGCTCTGGCTGGTAAGGTTGATGCTAATCTTGAAGCTGCTATGACTAATGATCTTACTTCAGCTGAAGGTCAAGCAACTACAACTAGTGCATCTCAGAACGAACCTGAAGTAAGTAAAGCTAGGAAGATGTTTGATTTCTTGTTTGGTGATATGATTGATAGTGGTGAAATAGGTAGAGCTATTGGAGTGTACTTAGGGTCTAGAGCTTTAGGTTATGATCATGGTAGTAGTATTGGTTATGTTGCTAAACAATATCTTAAAAGAGTTGATGCACAAAATGCTGCATGGGATAAATGGTCACGTGAAAATATGACTAAGTTTACACCAGCATCTATGGCTAAGTTTAAAAGAACTAGGAATCCAAATGATCTTATACCAATAGGTAATCCAATTAGATCTACTGGTAAAAGACAAACGTACTATCATCCTACACTAGGTAAGGGACAGGCTTTTGAATTTAAAGTTGCTAATTCTAATGGTGATGATACAACTTACTGGTCATTCGATCAATCAGGTAAAAATCAAGATCTAGTATTAGGGCCAGGTTGGACTAGCGAAAATGTATTAGATGTATCAACTGAAGAAATTAATTTGATTGAGAAAATGTTATCAGGCTTTCAAAGTAAATATGATAAAGTAACTACAGGTAGTAAAGCTAAAGGTAATCAGAAAACTAAATACTTTAGTTCAATGAGTAGTACACCTGGAGTTGTACCTGCGGCAGCAGCAGCTGAGGTTGCTCAGTGGTTGCATGAAAGAGGTATACCACCAGGTAAGTTTAAAGAACCTATTGCTGAAGCTTATAAGTTATTAATAGAACATAATAAACAAAGAGCTGCGGAGGGTGAAGATAGTCAAATCCAAAATTCTTTATTACCTTTCTTACAAGAGTCTACAATTAAATTAAGATTAGAAGATATGTCTTATATAGATGATAACGGTAAGAAGCAACCAATACCATCACCTATACAAGGAAAGATAGGAGATGAGATAAGAACTATGGATACTAAAGTATTAATGAAACTTGAAAGAGAAATTTCTACATTCTTTCCTGCAGGTACTGAAGATAGGTTCTGGGCACAAGCTGCTAAAGCTTGGATGAATAGTTCTGAAACTAGAAAAGAATTTGAAGAAGCTGCAAAGAAGAAAGTAAACAGTGAATACACACCATTCTCATTATTTGCACAAGCTTTAATAGGAAACGAGCTTCAAAAAGCTGCGGCTAATGCTACTCAATAGGAGTTTATATGGTTGATTTTAGTATGCTTCCTAAGCTAGACTTACCTACAATTGAGTTACCTAAAACCATTTCAGGAAGCGGTGGGCATACATTTATTGATGGTGATACATTAATGAATGAGGAAGGTAACTTACTTAGAATACAAGGATTAAGTGCACCAGAAATTCAAAGGCTTATGGATTCTGGTTATATGAAACCTGGTACGCCTGGTGGATTAGAAGCTTATAAACAAATTGAAAAGCTTGCAGAAGAGTTTGGTTATAATAACGTACAGTATCTTACAAATGATGATGGCTCACCTATGATGGATGCTACAGGTTCAAGGCAGCTTGTAAGGTTAGTTGATGATAAAGGTAGAGACTTTACTGAAACACTTTCTCGTTATAATATTAATAAGTTAAGTAAATTTAGTACTAATGAAGAGATAGATAAGTATCGTTTAGGTATGGTTAAAAGATCTACTAGAAATATTAGAGATCCTTTAAATGAATATGAGAAGTCTTCTTTAATATTAAATGATGCTATTAAATCTGAGCAGTGGTATGATACTCAATTTGCAAAGGCTGCGTTTAATGAACAAGAACTTGCAAGATTAAATGCTGATAGACAACCTGGAGAATCATTAGCTGCTTTTGCTTTTAGAAAAAAAGAAGCTGCTAAGTATTCTAAAGTAAGAGTACAGCAAAGAAATACAGATAGAGATATAGAAAACAAATCACTTCATCCGTGGTCTGAAAGTTTTGATGTAGGATGGCAAGGAGTTATTGAAAGTTTATATGGTGCTGCTGAATTACTTGGTTATAAAACTGGATTTAATTGGTTAGAAAACGTAGGTGAACGAGGTATTAAAAGACAAAGAGAATATCTTTCAACAAAACCTGATTTAAAGCTAAGTGTTTTAAAACCTGTGCTAGATCCTGATGGTAATGTTATTACTAATGAATGGGATATAAATGGCTTAGGTGAATTCTTTGAATACATGGGTAACATGACAGCTGTTTCACTTCCTTATATGGGTGTTACTGCTGCAGGTGCTTTAACTGCACCTATTGGTGGTATGGCTGCACCAGCTTCTATGTATACAGGTATGACTTGGAATGATATGGAAGGAGAGAACAAAGATAAGAGTGCAACATTAGCAGTAGCTGGTGGTCTTACAATGACTGTTCTTGATAGACTAGGTATTAAATTGTTAATGGGTAATGCTACTGGCACTTTATTAAGTAGTAAATACCGTAATGAAATGGTTAAAGGTTTTATAAAAAAGAATCCTGGTTCAACTGAGCAACAAGCAAGAGCTGCTATAGCACAGATGACTAGGAAAGCTGCAGCTGAACTTACAGGAGATGCTGCAAAAGTTGCTAAAGAACAATTAAAGTATGGTAATATTATTAGATCTTTTGCTGCTAGAGCTGGTGTAGGTTTTGGTACAGAATCTATAACAGAAGTAGGTCAAGAGCTTGCACAATACCTAGCATCAACTGTTGGTAGTGATAAAGAATTTGATTCAGTTGAATTACATGAACGATTAATTAATGCATTTGTAGCTGGTGGTACTTTAGGTTCTGCATTTTCAGTACCTGGAACTGCATATGATGTAGGTCAATGGACTGATATAAATGTTAGGCAGCTACCAAACCAAGAAAAATTAATGTCACAAGAACAGAAGTGGCATGAAGAAGAAAATAAAGATTTGCATGATAGATATGTAGAAGGAGATCAAATACCTGCAGGAAAAAATATAGGTGATATAAAACCTGGTGGTAAATTTGCAAAAGGTAAATCTAAAAGTATTGAAGATAACTTTAATAAGTTTAGAAAAGATGCTTTAAAAAGAGATGCACAATTTAGAAGAAGACAAAGAGCACAGACAACTCAAATACAAACTCTTGAAAATCAATTAGCAGATCCTGGAATACCTGCAAATGAAAAAGCTATTATACAAATTAGACTTAATGAACTACAAGCATTGCAAGCTAGAGAGGGCGCAGACAGAACTTCATTTCAAGATAAAGTAGAAGCTGGTAAGAAACAATATAAAGCTAGGGATTATTGGGAAACATTTAAAGATGCTGCTAATAATTTACCTGTGTTATGGAGAGGAGGTCCAAGGCATTTCTTTTGGAAGGATTCTTTTGGAGCACCTACTCTTAGAAAAATGGCAGGCGGTATAGGATCTTACTTAAGAGCCGTGCATACAGGACAAACTTTAGAAAACTTTAAACAAAATAAACTAACTGAATTTAAAAATGACTTAGGTAGAGTTACATTTAAAGATAAAGATGGTAATGATGTTCAAGAAGAATTTAGTGAAGCTGCTGTAGCAAAAGCATTAGGCTATAAGAATATTAATAAGATAAAAATATCTGAAGACATATATGAATTCTATAGATTAATAAAGCAAACACCATGGCGTGATATTCAATGGGATACTTTACCTGCTAAGTTTCAAGCAGATAGAGTTTTCTATGAGAGTATAGCTAGAAGATTTAAATTTGCTGGTGATAGTATGTATGAGCAGCAAAAGAATGCTAGAACTAAATTTGATGATGGCTCATCGACTGGTAAAAAATGGACAGCAGGTAGGATTGAAAACTATCTTGGTACATTTAGATCTATAGATAAAGCAATGGTTGAAAAGAATAGGGAACAGTTTATAAAAGATCTACAAGAAGAAAAGAATTATACTTATGAAGAAGCAGTTGCATTAGCAGATGCTATATTAAATAATAATGATATTGTAGATGAAGTATCTTTGATGGACTTTAATGTAGGAAGAGGAATACATATACCTGGTCAGCTTAAGAAAAGAACTTTAAACATGGCAGAGAATGAAGTATTAAATAAATATTTAGAAAAAGATTTGTTTATAAATATTTCTAATGCAGCTAAAGCCGCAGCAAGATATATTACTTATCAAAAATATGTTGGTGATAATGCAGAAATTTTTAATGAAGCATTAGAACAAACGATAGGTAATAAAGAATATACTAGAGAGAAAGCAAACTTTGCTGCTGCGTTTATTCAAGATTATTTAGATGGAGAATCAGGTAACTATAAGAAGATAAGTAATCCTCAGCTAGCTAACCTGCAAAGAAACCTATTAGTATGGACTACTATGGCTGGCTTACCTATGGCTACTATATCTTCATTCGTAGAATACATGATGATACTTAGAGCGCTAAGTCCTGAACAAATAAATGATGTGCTAAAGTTTACTGCTAAAGAATTTGCAAATGCAATATGGGAAACCATGACAACAGCTACACCTAATATGAAATTAGCTACATCAACTGAAGGACAGCTGGCTAAAGAAAGAAGGCAAGCTCGTTTAAAAAGATTAGGTTACTTTACTTGGGATACAGGTGCAGCTCAAACTACAGGTGCTACTGAGAATACATTTGCTTCAAGATATTTATTAGATAAGTATTTTAGAATAATCTTATTACAACAATGGACTGATATAACACGTAATATTCGTGGTGCTATTGCTGATGATTTTATTATGGATCATTTAAGAATTATAAAAAATCAAAGAGATGGTGATACTTTATATACTAATGAAGTACAAGAATCAGAAGAGCAGTTAAGAAACCTAGGTATAAGAGTTGAAGAACTTTTAGAAATAGATAACTTACCTTTTGATAAGCCAGCTGATATGTCAAGAGAAGATCACTTACTTATATTAAGAGATGGTAATAGAAGACTAGATGAGATATTTAGAAATGCTGAATTTAATTTTATTAATGAAGCTATTGCATTACCAGGTACTGCAAACAGACCATTGTTTTATCAGAATCCGCACTTAGCATTGTTCACACAGTTCCAGGGTTTTATATCTACATTCTCTGCAACTATTATACCAAGACTATGGGGTGACTATATTAAAAGAGGAACACCAGCATTGAAGTATAATGCTTTTGCTATCATGACTACAATGATTGCACTTGGTTTTGTTTCACAATACTTAAAAGATTTATTAAAGTATGGTCAAGGAAGTCCTTACCTAGATCAAATGGAAAAGTTTCAAAGAGGTGTAGGTTCATCTGGTATGTTAGGTGTAGCTGAAAGACCATTAAACTTTTTCTTTCCTATATATGAAACATCTTCTAGTAATATAATTGAAGCTATCTTTGATACAGGTACGGGAGAAGCTGCTGCTTTATCTAACTTATCAAGAGCAGCTACTGGTGCAGGTCAAGTATTGAAAGGATCATTAATGGAAGATGCTAGTATAGAACCAGGTGTATATAAGTTACTTAAGACTACTCCAGGTGTAGGACCGTTTAATCAGTTTAATAGATGGACTGCCGCAAAAATCTCAGCAATATTTGAATAAGGAGAATATAAATGGTACAATTTGTACAACAACAAACTGCTAATACTACACCTTCAGATGTATTGCAAGAAAGAAAACGCTTACAAGGATTAGCAAAAAATGTAGGGCTAGTAACTACAGATGATAGAATTCAAAGGCGACAATCAGATGCTGCAGTTGAATATAAAAATCCTCAAGAAGAATTATTAAATGAAAACTTAGCAGCACTAGAACAATCTCAAGATCTTCCTGATGATGCTACACCTGAAGAGTTAGTTAAGATTATGACTAGCCCTACTTATTCTGCAACAATAGATGAAAATGCTGAGCTACAAAAAGAAATAAGAAAAACAAATAAGATGGTACCTAAAGTAGCAATGGCTGCAGCTAACTTAGGATTTAAAGGAATAAATACATTAGGTGGTCTTTACAATGTAGCTAAAGCAACAGAAGCAGTTGGTAAAGAAGGAAGACCATTTACTACAGCGCTAGCAAGAATTGGTAAGACTGCTGCATTAGCTCAAGACTCTATTAATTTGCAGGTAACTAAAGCACAAAAGAAAATACTATTAGAGACTGGTAGTTGGAAAAATTCTTTCAATGCAAAACAAATAGGTAATGTTGAACCTAAAGCTGGTATAGAAGGTGGTGTTACATTTGGAACTTTAGAATCTGTTACGCCATCGGTATATATAGGCGATAGAACTATGCCTATAAATCAAACTAATATTTTATTAGATACTGTAGGAGCTGCATCTTTAAATGAGAAGGGAAGTATTATTGTAGACCCTGAGTTCTTTAATATCATGGCAGTAAATGCTGAGGACGCTTTCATTTCAGCAATGTATGCTACTGATCAAGAGCAACAGTCACCTGATATTTTAAATGATATGCAGGATGCAGAGCAACAAGAAAAATCTTATGTAATTAAAAAAGCACAGGGACTTGAAAGGTTAGGTAAAAATATTTATAGAGAATATAAACAAACTCGTGCAGCTATAGATCAATTACCTACTGATGCTTATATGCAAGAAATTGATAATATAAATCCCGGTGTATTTACTATGATAGGTGGTATGGCTAAAGAGTTTTATGCTTCTGCTAACTCAGATATTATGAAAAGAAATAATCCTGATGCTACTAAAAAAGAACCTGTATTATATTTTATTAATGAAGAAGGTGCTAGAATATTTGAAGATATGTATAGAATATACTCAGGATTGTTTGCTGCAAAAGAAGTTAAGCCTCAACCAGGATCTACTAGTGATGGGATTATTGGTGGAGAAGGTGGTCAAATTACAAAGCTAATGACTACACGTATGGCAAAAGATATAGGTGATCCTGATCAAGCATTTGAAGCAATGAAAAATCAGAATGAAGTAAAAATAAAAAATGATACACAAAGAACTAAGCTAAGTACTTTAATGTTTATGTTAGCTGTAGGAAATGCTGGAACACCTAAGTCTCAAGGAGATGCAGCTACTAATCAACAACTACCACCTGAGTTTGATTACTTTGAAGACGGACCTAATGGTAGAAATTATTATGCTGATGTATTTAAAATTGGTGGTGAAAAGTTTAAAGCATTACAAAATGAAAAGCTTACACTAATTCAAAATGTAAAAGACTTAAGAGCTGCTGGTGAACCAGAAGCTGTGATTAGTGCGGCACAAGCAATAGCAGATAACTATAGACCTAAAACTATTCTTAGACTTGAAAGAGAAAAAGCTATTAATCTACAAGAAGCTATACTAAGATATGATAATAAAGAAAATCATTTAACATATGCTTTACAATTATTAACTGGTAGAATGCATGCTCAACAAACTCTTTATAATCCTCAAGCTCATAAGCAAGTAAGAGGTGTAATAGGTGGTGGTAATGTATTTCAATATGTACCTGGAACTAATAGCGCTGCTGAATTAAATTTTAAACAAGGTACAGTTGCTAATTTATTTGAGGATCCTAAAGTTATAGACCCTGCTACTCAACAAAAAATGGGTGAAAGCTTTAAAAAGATGGCAGGCTTTCGTATGCCTAAAGAATTAAGGTTAAGTACATTTGAAAACCAGCAAGCAACTAAAGGTACTGGTGGATTATGGGATCAGTATGTAGCATGGGGAGAAGAACTTAAAAAACTTACTGCTACTTTTACTTTAGCAGAATCAAAATCATATTTAACACAACTTAAAAATGCTAAAAATAATTCTGAAGTTGCACAAATTAAACAAGTATTAACTCAAAGATTTGGTAATGATCCTATGAGTCCTAGATTAAAAGCTTACTTAGCTGAGTTTGAACAGGATGGTATTAGGCAGGGCGATTACTTAATGGCTTTATATGATTATGATACTGTTACTACAAAAAATAAAACAGCATCTGAGCCTATTAAGTTTAATGATACACAGCAATGGGAGAAGGATGGTAAGACACATGGACCTGCAACTATGGGTATGCAGTTTGGTAGTGTTAGTATGGCTAAGCGATCTGATATGATAATGGAAGTTCCTTATGCAGAGAAGATTCAATCAGGTGAATATAAAGATTTAAGAGATGCTATGGCTGATACTATGATTAATTCATTAGATAGAATTGTTAATAGTGGTAGTTTAAATAATCTTGGTAGTAATACAGCACCAGTTTTAAAAGAAATCTTGGATTTATCTATAGCTGATAGAGAAAACTTTTTAAAAAAATCACCTATGACTATGGGGTATGGACAAGATATAAAATCATTAAGAAGTCATGTTCAAAAAACTGTAGCACAGAATGCTAAGATTAGAAAGTTAATTGAAGATAATGGGCTTGGTTCAAAAAGAACTATAGACTGGCTTCATACAATGATGGTAGACTCTGTATTTCAAAACATGGATGCTGATGCTATTCAAACTATGGATACTTTAAAATCTGTAGCTTGGCAATCTGTATTATTAAATCAAATGATTACTATTAGACAACCCAATGGATTAAAAGCATATGCTGGTGGTGTATCATATACAGAAGACACTGATAAATTAAATTGGAAAGCACCTACTGGTACGAAGATGCGTGAAAAAGAAATACCTTCATCTTTATCAAATGATAAAATTACTCCAGGCACAATAACAGAATCAGGTTTAGTAGCAGAAACAACTTATAAAGGTACGGCTTCAGCTCAAGCATTAAGAAAAAGACAAGGTGATACTTATGAAGTAGGAGGATGGACTGTTAGTAGAATACTTGCTGAATTAATACAAGCATACGATGGTAGTATGGCAGCAGGTGTATTTAGTAATACAAAGTATAATCATAATGGAGGACCACCTTTAGAAACCGGAAACTGGAATAGAATTAAAGCTGTTGCTAAAGCTAACGGTTCTACTAATACTTTTGTATTACAAAACTTTGATGCGTTTATAGGTGACTCCGGAAGTATAGGTATTGTTGGAGAAGTAGCAAATGATATACATAAAAAAGATATCTTAAATGAAAATGCTGCGGCTAAAGTTTTTAATTGGTACCATACAGAAAGAGTTGCTAAGTTAAAAGCATTATCAGAAGATGAATCAACTTATGTTATGTTACAAGGTGGTACTTATTATTCGGGAGATGATGCGCAGTTCATGAAGATAGCTGAAATGTTTTCAGGTGAAAGGTATGTACCTAAAGGTAAGGGTAAAGCACCTTATAAATCTTTAACTAAATGGCTTAAGAAAAATATACATATGCCATGGGAAAGAGTTAACAGTAAAGAAAGCTTAGCTGAATGGGATAAAAGAAAGTTTAATGCATCCTGGAAAATGGCTACATCTATTCAAGAAGATTTAAAAGAAACTCTTGAAGCAATGAATAAAGATAATATATTAACTGGTATACAAATACATCAGATAATACAAACTATAAATAAGTATTTAAACTTAGATGCTGCTGTTGCTTTAGCTGAAAAGAATATAAATAAAGGAAAGCAAACTATAGCTAAGATGATGCCTGGAGCAACAAACAATATCGACTTTTAATTGTCTCCTTAAAGAGGAAAACAAATGAAGCATTTTAAAACATATTGGTTTTTAATTCCTGTATATTTATTATTAATTATGATATTCGGCGCAGGTTTGGTAAATGATTTATGTGATAGATGTGTACAAAAACGTGGTAATATATTATATGATGTGAGACAATACGATGATAAGTAAATTTTTTAAAAGGAGATTTTTAGATTTTAACTATGACTATATAGATTTTTCAAAACTGTTTAGCCGATATTAAAAATAAAAAAATACCCCTAAGAGTATCATAAGATATTCTTAGGGGAATTTTTTGGTTAATATTTTTGGATTTGTTTTAGTGCAGCCTTACGCCAGTTGCCCATATTTGTTAGACCTTCTTGCTCATCACCTTCACTTTTATAATATTCTAATCCATCATTATATTCTTTATCAATTATTAATTTATCCAGCTCTTCATCTGTCATCTTGTCAGCAAGATCTGGATCCATCTTTAATTCTTTTAATGCAGTTTTATTGTCAGGTTCCAAGCCTAATCTTACTGGTAGTATTCCTTTCTTACGCGAAGAAGTAGTCACTATTCTTTACCTCTCTAATGTCTAAGCTGCCTAGCTTAGGTTGTTGATAATTAAAATTATCTGGGTTTGTTACTATCATTCGCTCAATAACTTCAAAGAAATTAGAATAACTATACATTGTTATAAACTCTTCTTTAATAAGTTCTAACAACTCATCTACATCACAAGCATGTACACTATATGAATCGTGTACTGCACCAAAATCTCC